CCTTGTGACCGCTCACGAGACTAACTTGATCGACCTTGGACCGGTGGCGAGGTACCTGCGAACAACCCTTGCCCGCACTCTACCAGCCAACGTGTACACTCATGGCGGCAAGACCACCCAGGACATGGACGATTGGTGTCGGACCTACGCCACCAACTCAAAGACTTTCACCTGTGACTTCACCGCCTACGATCAAAGTTGCACTTCCGAGGTCCTGGGTTTCGAGTTGGCTTTTATGGACTACTGTGGCATCCCGCAAGAACTGCAGGCCCTTTACGAGGAAATCAAAGTGGACATGTTTACCGAATTTGGTCACTCTGCCGTCATGCGCTTCACCGGCGAATTCGGCACTTTCGACTTCAACACCTTTTGGAACATGGCCTACATGGAACTCCGCTATCGACCAGATCCTAAAGTGGCCCGAGCTTTCGCCGGAGACGACTCCCTCTTTTTTGGTGAACTGCAGATAGACTCGGCCTGGTATAACATCCAACACCTCTTCACCTTGGTCGGGAAGACTCACTATTCTTCCTGGCCCGAGTTTTGTGGCTGGCTGTTGTATCCCTTTGGCTGCGTCCGCTCTCCGCTCATCCTCGCCCTCAAGTTGATTCAGAAAGAAGCTCTCGACCAACTCCCCCAAGTACTTGACAGCTACTTCCTTGAGTTCTTGTGGTCCATGCGAGCCGGCGATGAGTTGTTCCATTTACCCCCCGTCCAATTGGAAGCTCTCTCCTTTGTCCAAGGTTTCTTCCGTGACCACTCCCCAGCCATGCACTTTGGTCCGGTCGTCGCGATCCACCACCTGGTTTCGATCCCCGGGCATCTGCTTGCTTCGATTGGCAAGCGCTACTCCTACTTTAAGAACTTAGCACACCTTGCTCTCGCCACTCCTTATTCCGGTTCCGACACCAGCGAACACATCACAGAGCTCACCCTAGAGCATCACTACCAACTGACGTCTTAAGCCCCAGACGTCTCTTCCCTTTCATTCCTTTTCTTTTCCTCCCCACCATCCCTGAGTTTCTCACTTGACATTCTTCTCTCAGGTTTCTATTCCACATAGTATCGTATTTACGATTGGTTGAAGTTATATAAAAAAAAAAAAAAAAAAAAAAAAAAAAAAAAAAAAAAAAAAAAAAAA